ATTTAACTGGCTTCGTATCAACGGCCTAGGGGATATCATAAAGAACGAAATCTCCGTTTCCTTTGGGCGTAACGAAGATAACAAGGCAGCAAAATATGCTAACCTTGCGAAGGGTCAAGGGTATCAACCGACACAAAAGTTGAAGGTTGAACCCATGACCCTGAAGGCTCTCGTCCGTGAGCGTATTGAGGCAGGAAAAGAAATGCCAACGGATATTTTTAACGTGTTCGTAGGAAACCGAACCAAAATAACAAGGAAACAATAACCATGAACAAAGAAACACAAATCGCGAAACGCGAAAATGCAGGACCCTTGGCTACAAATGTATTTGAAGCCGATGCAAATGCGGGCTCTCAGAATATTACGCAGGAAGATCTAGCGTTACCTTTTCTGAAAGTTTTGGGACAATTATCTCCTGAAGTAAGCAAGAAGGACAGTAAATATATTGCTGGTGCAGAACCAGGAAAAATATACAACACTGTCACAGCTGAACTCTATGATGAAATCAATGTACTACCTGTCTTTTATAAAAGACAGTATGTTGAATGGCAGGATAGAGGAGCAAGCATGGGGGCTCCTGTAGCAATCCATGAAGTTAACAGTGGAATCATTAAGGAAACCACTCGAGACAAAAATTTTAAGGATAGATTACCTAACGGGAACTATCTTGAAAATACAGCGAACCACTTTGTAGTTTTACTATCGGGTTCAACTCCTTCTACAGCATTAATTTCTATGAAGGCTACTCAATTAAAGATTAGCAAAAAATGGAACACAATGATGATGAGTAGTAAAATGCAGGGGAAGAATGGTTTATTTACACCTCCACTATACAGTTATATTTATCGATTAAAAACTGTTCAACAGTCTAACGATAAAGGGACTTGGTATGGTTGGGATGTATCTAAATTAGATACCATCAAAGACAAAGGTGCGTATGAAGTTGCAAAGAGCTTTGCTGAAAGACTAGGCAAAGGGACAGTGCAAATTAAACATTCGCCTTCTGACACTAATACAGACGTTCCATATTAAAGAATTCAACTGCATGGTTGAATATCTTGCAAGGAGGAGGCGACAACCGAGAGGGGGTCGCCTCTCTTAATAGGTAATAGATGGTAGATAAATTTATAAATATATTTGAAGGATTAAAAAGAGCGCACGGTTGCACTTATATTAATTCAGTTCCGAAAAATGGAGTAAAATTAAAAACAAAGTCTTTTGTTAAAAGAGAAATTGTCACCCGCCAACATTTTGAAGATCATTTAAATGGTATTGAACCAACCCTAGGTATTATTCCGATTAATGAAGAGGATCTATGTAAATGGGGATGCATCGATATAGATTCCTATGCTGGTTTTGACCATAAAAAATTACTTAATAAAATTCAGACACTCGAACTTCCTTTGGTGGTATGTCGTTCCAAAAGTGGAGGGGCACATATCTTTTTATTTATTAAAGAATATGTTGAAGTAAAAATAGTAAGAGATAAATTAAATCAAATTAAAGCTATCTTGGGTTTTGGAAATGCTGAAGTCTTTCCTAAACAAATAGAATTAAAATCAGAGGAAGACACTGGAAACTTTTTAAATTTACCTTACTTTCAAGGGAATAAAACAACTCGTTACGCATTTAAAATTGACGGCACCGCGGCTAATCTAGAAGAATTTTATAGTTTATATGAATGTTACAGTGTCAAACCTAAAGATGTTGCAAACATACAACTTAAAAGAGTCGAATCAGAATTTAAGGATGGACCCCCTTGTATCGAAATTTTAGCTACTAGCAAAATTGCTACAAATAGAAATTTAGCTTTGTTTCATTTTGCAACCTTTGCTAAAAAGAAATGGAAGAACTGGAAGGAAAAAATATCTTGGTTTCATAAAGATTATATGGTAGGGGAACTGGATCAACATGAAATTGATACCATTAAAAGTCAACACACGAAACAGGACTGGGGATTTTTATGCAAAGAAGAACCGATGTGTAGTTACTGTGATAAAGATTTATGTAGACAAAGAAAATATGGTATAGGAAATACTGCAACCTTTCCTGGTCTGAGTGATCTTCAAGAAATTCAATTAGAAGAACCTTATTATTATTTAAATGTGGATGGTAAAAGACTTAAACTCCCTAATGCTAAATATTTAAAACAACAGTCCTTATTTGAAGAAGCATGTATAGCAGGCATTGGATTATATCCCCCAAGCATGAAACTCAAAGACTGGAAAATCCTTGTAAATCAATTACTTAGCACACGAGAAGTTATTACTCCGCCTACAGGTACAACTAAAAAAGATCAACTGACAAATCATTTAGAAGAATTTTGCACGAATCGTGGATCTTCAAGTGTAGAAAAAGAAGATATTAAAAACGGAAGTGTCTACACTAAAAATGGAAAACATTATTTCTTGTTTGATTCTTTTTATTACGGCTTCCTGCAAAGAAGAAGATGGGACGTTAAGTTTCAAGAAACAAGTCAGATGCTCAAGGAAGAATGCGGTTGTACTACGGATCGTATAACAATAGGAAAGAATAGACCAACCGTCACCATCACAAACTCATTTGAAAAACCACCAGATGATTATAAACCTAAAGAATTAAAACCCAAGGAATCTTTCTAATGAAAATAAGAATACATGTTAATACACATAAGTTACGTTTTAACAGAAGGCATGGAACAAATAATCCCGTGATTACCATCAAAACAAGTCACTCGAATCGTTATGCCCACCAAGTAGAAATTTTAGGACCTAGCGCTGTTATCTATCGGCCAGAGAAACCTTTGTCTTGTGGGGCTAGAATTTGGATCGAGACTGATTCAGAAGTAAGGATAGTACAATGAAAACCATCGTATTAGGACCACCGGGAACTGGAAAAACCACCACTCTTCTTAATCTTGTAGATAAATATTTAAAAAAAATAAACCCTAATCGAATCGGATATTTTGCTTTCACTAAAAAAGCTGCCCATGAAGCACGTGATCGAGCAATTGCTAAATTTAACTTAACCGAAGAGGATCTTCCATATTTTAGAACTTTGCATTCGCTTGCCTTTAGACGTTTGGGAATTCAAAAACAAAACGTAATGCAAAAAAGACACTACGCAGATTTAGGAAACAAATTAGGCTTTCCAGTAGACTATGAAGAGAATGAACAAGAAATGAATGGGATTTTTTCAACCAAGAGTGATTACCTAAGAATTATTCAATTAGCAAAACTCAGAAATATATCTTTTGAAAAACAATATGATTTAAAAGAACATACGCAGGATGTGGAATTTAATAAACTTAAGATTATCGCCAATGAACTAGAAAGATATAAAAAAGAATATGGTCTTGTAGACTTCAATGATATGATTTTAAATTTTATTAAGTCAAATTCGTCTCCTAATTTTGATGTTGTCTTTATTGATGAGGCTCAAGATCTATCCTTAATGCAATGGAAGATGGTTAAGACTATATGGAATAGAACAACAGATAATTATATAGCTGGTGATGACGATCAAGCTATTTTTAAATGGGCGGGTGCTGACGTAGATAGTTTCATTGCCCTCGATGGAAAATTTATTAGACTCACTCAATCCCATCGTGTCCCCGCCAAGATTCATGAAATAGCAATGAAAATTATTAGTAAAGTTAATAATCGAATTCCGAAATTGTGGAAACCTAAAATGAAAGAAGGAAAATTAACTATTCATGCTGACTTTAGAGACATCGATATGTCTCAGGGAGAATGGTTAGTGCTCACTAGAACACGGTCTTTGTTAGATGAATTAGAAGACATTCTTTATCAAAAAGGATATTTTTATAAAAATAAATTTAAAAAAGGATATGAATCAGATCTCTATGAATCCATTACGCAATGGGAAAAATGGCGAAAAGGTGGAACGCTAGATTATCAAACTATTTCTAGTATTTTTAGTTATATCAGCCCCCGACAATTAGAAAAAGAAAAAATCACCTTGATGAATAAAAGTGATTTTTATTCTTTAAAAGATTGCCAAAAAAAATACGGTCTACTTACAGAGAAAGTTTGGTATGAAGCCTTAGACGAAGCACCTTTTAGACGCGTTTCTTATATTCGAAAAATGAGACAAAATGGAGAAAAACTGAATCAAGTTCCACGAATTACGCTCTCTACTATCCATGGAGCTAAAGGAGGGCAATGTCAAAATGTAGTTCTTCTCACCGATTTAACAAGACGAACTTATGAGGAATACGAAAAAAGACCTGATGAAGTTAATCGATTATTCTATGTAGGTGCAACACGAACCAAAGAACATCTGCATATTGTGGAACCTAAAGATGTTTATAAAAGTTATCAACTATGAGTGTATACGATAAACAAATTGGAGGAGATCATTATGCTTCTATGAAAATTCAGCCATCCGAATTTATTAATAAAAATAATTTACCGTTTGCAGAAGGAAATGCTATAAAATATTTATGCAGACATAAACAAAAAGGACAAAAACAAGATTTACTAAAAGCTAAACACTATATTGATATGGCTATTGAAAGAGATTACAAATGAGTATTCAACCCCCTCTATTTAAACCACAAACCGAATGGCTTCCTCCAGAAACCTTTCCTAATTTATCTAAGTACGATGAAATTGCTATTGATTTAGAGACGAAAGACATCAATCTTTTAAAAATGGGATCAGGAGCCGTGAGGGGAGAAGGTGTTATTACAGGCATTGCGGTCGCCGTTAAAGACTGGTCTGGTTATTATCCGATTGCCCACGAAGGTGGAGGCAATATGGACAGAAAAAAAGTTCTGGAATGGTTTAGAACGGTTCTACAAACCGACGCCATTAAAGTTTTTCATAATGCCATGTATGATATTTGTTGGATCAGGACCTTGGGCAATATTGCCATTGGTGGTGACGTTGTTGATACTATGATTGCGTCAGCTTTAGTCGACGAAAATCAATTACGTTATGATCTGAATCATTGTGCCCGTCGCTACACAGGACATGTTGGGGCTTATGCTCAGCGTGATGCTGAACTGACCTTAGCGCTATGGCAAGAATTAAAAAAAGAAATTAAACATCAAGATATTGAAGCTATTTTCAAAATGGAAACCGAACTCTTTCCTTGTTTAGTTGAAATGCGCTTTCTTGGGGTACGTGTAAATCAAGAACAAGCAGCGATCGAAAAGGAAACATTAATGGAACAAGAGAAGAAATTACTTTATGAAGTGAAACAAAACACGAACGTGGACGTTCAGATTTGGGCAGCTCGATCCATCGCTCAAGTCTTTGATAAACTAAAACTTCCTTACGATCGGACGGTCAAGACTCAAGCGCCCTCCTTCACTAAAAATTTTTTAGTTAACCATCCGAATCCTATTGTTAAAAAGATTGCCAAAGCCAGAGAAATTAATAAGGCCCATACCACCTTTATTGATACGATCCTTAAACATGCTCACAATGGGCGCATCTATGCGGAGATTAATCAATTACGTGGAGATAACGGTGGAACGGTAACAGGAAGATTTAGTTATAGTAACCCGAACCTTCAACAAATTCCAGCACGTAACAAAGATCTTGGACCACGGATCAGGTCTTTATTCCTCCCTGAGGAAGGCCATACATGGGGTTGTTTTGACTATAATCAACAAGAGCCTAGGTTGGTGGTACA